ATATTGATAGTATCACAGATGGGCAAATACTAATATGGAATAGTGGTACTGGTCGTTTCGAAAATAAGACTTATACCGGTTATCAAGCTAACGATTATACTACGTATACTGCTGCACTAGCTAATGACTATAATACCCTGCTTAGTGCATACTCTAACGACTATAATACCCTGCTTAGTGCATACTCTAATGATGGTAGTACTCTATTAACAGCTCGTTCTAATGATTTTAGCACTTACAGTACTCTAGCTGCTAATGATGGCGCTACCCTGTTAACTGCCCGTGCCAATGATTTTAGCACTTGGAACGGATTAAACGCTTATATAAACCTAAAAGCTAATACTGCTGGTCCTACTTTTACAGGCGACGTAACTATTGCTGATAAGATAGTGCATGATGGGGACACTAATACTGCTATACGCTTTCCTGCTGCTGATACTTTTACTGTAGAAACTAGTGGACTTGAAAGAATTAGAGTTGACAGTGCTGGTAACTTTGGTATAGGCACTACTCCAACAGTAAAACTACACCTTTATGATGGAAATACTGCTATTTCTCTTAATGAGGTAGCCTCTGGCGGTAGTGGAGTAGCTTCTTGGAGACTAAAACACGGGCTAAATCACTATGGTGCATATGTTGCAGGGGCTAACGCACTAGTATTTTATGACTATGGTGCTACTGCTGAACGCATGAGACTTGATAATCTGGGCAATCTAGGTATCGGGGTAATTAGTCCAGCGCAAAGATTAGATGTATCTGGTAATGTAAAGATAAGTGGCGGTATAGTAGCCAATAACTCTCTAGGTAGCGCTAGTCAAGTTCTTACTAGCAATGGTTCTGGAATATATTGGTCAACTCCTACAACTGGGTCTACTGCTTATAGTGCTACTATTGGTAATGGCTCAGCTAATACGTTTATAATTACTCATAATCTTGGTACTCAGAATATTTTTACTTCTATACGAGATACTGCTACAAATTACTTTGTCTACCCAGACATAAAGTATAATAATACTAATAGCATAACTATAGAGTTTTCTAGCGTTCCTACTGCAAATAGTTATTATGTAGCTATACTAGGAGCGTAGCTTGAGCATTTCTGATAAATTTGACTTAGACGTAGTTAACTCAGCGTACGGCGGAGTGCCTGCACATGATGATTCTGCTATAAATGGTACTTTAGCAGAGTGGGTTGATTTTAAAAATGCTCTAGATGCTAGTGTACGTGCGGGTAAAACGTATAGTACTGATATAGTAAGTACTTATAGTTTGATATATACTGTTGGTAGTGCTTATCAGGGAGGAGTAGTAGCATCTAATGGTGATCTACATCTCATTCCTAGATCAGCTACTGTAGGGCAAAAAATATCACCTGCGGGCATAGTAAGTACTTACAGTCTTGCATATACTACTACAGGGGCCTATGAGGGCGGAGTTCTTGCTCCGAATGGGGATATACATTTTATTCCGTTTAGTTCTCCTATTGGACAAAAAATATCATCTTCTGGCTTAGTAAGTACTTACTCGTTAGCGTATACGACTACTAGTGCTTATTCTGGAGGGGTGATTGCTCCTAATGGGGATATACATTTTATACCTAGATCAGCTACTGTAGGACAAAAAATATCTGCTAGTGGTGTAGTAAGTACGTATAGTTTAGTATATACAACTACAGCTGCCTATATAGGAGGAGTACTTGCCCCTAATGGAGATATACATTTTGTACCCTATTCTGCCGATAGAGGGCAAAAAATATCTGCTGCTGGGGTGGTTAGTACTTATAGCTTAGTATATGTTGGGGATTTTCTATATAAGGGCGGTGTAATAGATTCTAATGGAGATATACACTTTATTCCTACTTATGCTGATCGTGGACAAAAAATATCTTCTGCTGGAGTGGTAAGCACTTATTCATTAATCTATACTACTACTAACGCTTATTCTGGAGGAGTGATTTCGCCTAACGGAGAGATACATTTTATACCTTGGAGTGCTTCTATAGGTCAGAAAATATCTACCGCGGGGGTAGTAAGTACTTATTCTTTAACTTATACTGCTAGTACTGCTTATAGTGGAGGCATACTTTATCTGGATGGGGATATTCACCTTATTCCATATAGTGCTAATAGAGGTCAAAAAATAAATACACAAAGCCCAAGAAATTTTAAAATAGGAATAGCGGCTTCCCCGTTTTTGAATAAGTTTTAATAATGGTATATAGTCAGTCACAGCAATGGATAGATAGTGTTAAGCAAGAAGCATGGGGTACTATTCCTAATGCTCAAAATAGTAGTATCAGCACTGATTTAGTAGCTTGGAATAATTTTTCTAAACTAACTCGTCCAAGTGTGAATGGGGGGAAGTTATATAGCACTGATATAGTAAGTACTTATACTCTGCCCTATACCGTTGCAAATGGTTACGTAGGCGGTGTTCTAAATTCAAATGGTGAGATACATTTTGTACCTGCTAACGCTAACAGAGGCCAAGAAATATCAGCTAACGGAACTGTCAGTACTTATACGCTTGTATATACTGCTACTAACGCTTATAGAGGTGGAGTTCTAGCCCCAAACGGAGATATACATTTTGTACCTCATTCTGCAAATAGAGGGCAAGATGTTTCAGCTAGTGGAGTAGTAAGTACTTATGCTTTAGCGTATACAACTACCACTGCTTATGTAGGAGGAGTCCTATCTCCTAGCGGAGAAATACATTTTGTACCTTATTTTGCTAATAGAGGTCAAAAAGTATCTGTTGCCGGAGTTGCAAGTACTTATGCTTTAACTTATACCACTAGTAATGCTTATTGGGGCGGGGTGCTAGCTCCAAATGGTGATATACATTTTATACCTTTTGCAGCAGCAGTAGGCCAAAAGATATCTGCTGCTAACGTAGTTAGTACTTATTCACTAGTATATACTTCTAGTGGAGGTGCATATGGCGGTGGGGTTGTAGCGCAAAATGGGGATATTCATTTTATACCTTATAATGCTAATAGAGGGCAAAAGATTTCTCTAGATGGAACTATAAGTACTTATAGTTTAGCATATACAGTTGCAAATGCTTATATTGGAGGAGTTCTTGCTCCTAATGGAGATATACACTTTGTACCTAGTAGTGCAGCTGTGGGTCAAAAAATATCAGCTGCGGGAGTAGTAAGCACTTATGCTTTAGCACACACGACTACTACTGCATATTGGGGCGGAACGCTAACTCCTACTGGCGATATACACTTTATACCGTATAGTGCTAGCGTAGGACAAGAAATAAATACCATGTCGGCAATTCCATTACCTCCAGCAGCCGCGCTGAGTCCATTTTTAAATAAGTTGTAATCATGTCAAATACAAAATATATAGGACCAAAATTTACTGAAGAAGTTATTGAGCAAACTCAAGGTACTATTGCTGTTGGGGATAATAGTTCTATCGACACTACACTTGCAGCTTGGACAGAAACAAAAAAGATACTAGATCGTGGTGTTGAAGGTGGAGCATTATTTACTAATGCTACTGTTAGTACTTATAGTTTAGTGTACACATCTTCAAGCGCTTATCAAGGAGGAGTGTTATCTCCTAATGGGGATATTCACTTTATACCTAGAAGTGCTAACAGAGGGCAAAAAATTGCTATTGACGGTACAGTTAGTACTTATAGCTTAATATACACTACTACAAATGCTTACTCAGGAGGAGCATTAAGTCCTAACGGCGATATACACTTTGCTCCATTATCTGCTAATAGGGGCCAAAAAATATCTACTAGTGGAGTAGTAAGTACTTATAGTTTAGTATATACTAATGCAAGCGGAGCATATTTAGGAGCAGTTCTAAGCCCTAATGGTGATATTCATTTTTCACCTCTAGTCGCTAATAGAGGCCAAAAGGTAGCGTCAGATGGTACTGTAAGTACATATAGTCTTGTATATACTACTAGTAGTGGGGCTTATGCAGGTGCTGTATTGGCACCAAACGGCGATGTACATTTTATACCTTATATTGCAAATCGTGGTCAAAAAGTAGCATCAAATGGGACCGTAAGCACTTATTCATTATTATATACTACTAGTACTGGTGCTTATTGGGGCGGAGTAGTAGCGCCTAATGGTGATGTGCATTTTATACCTAACAATGCTAATAGAGGACAAAAAATATCTATTACTGGTACAGTTAGCACTTATTCCTTGGCATATACTACTACTAATGCTTATTCAGGTGGAGTTCTAGCGCCTAATGGCGATATACACTTTATCCCTTATAGTGCTGCTGTAGGTCAAAAGATATCTGCTGCTGGCGTAGTTAGCACATATTCCTTACTAAGCGTTGGCTCTACTGTTTATGTTGGAGGAGTACTAACTCCGAGCGGCGATATACACTTTATACCATTTGCAGCTAATCGTGGTCAAAAAATAAATGTAAATGCAGGATATAATTTTGATATAGGCACTTGCCTACATCCACACTTTAATAACCTTTAACCAATGGACTATCAATGTACAACCGAGATAAAATAATACAAACACTTCGAGATATAGCAGAAGAAAGTGCTGATATAAAACCTTATGTGGTAGTAGCGCAGCCGCGTCGTAGCGCGGAAGAAACTCCAGCGCAAACATTTAGTGGTCATGGCAAAACACAGATAGATATGATGGGGCATAGTCATGGCTATGTAGAAGTTATAGGTCAAGTAGTAGACGTAGCCCGTAACTACTTAATTGAACAAGTAATAGATTCTGGCGCAAAATATATGTTTTTTATAGGAGACGATACAGTAATTCCTTGGGATGGCTTTAGGCTACTGCATCAGACCGCAGAACAAAATCCTGGATCAGTTGTTGCAGGTGTTTACTATATGAAGTGCAGTGATGCTATGATTATGGTAAAAACTGCAGAAAATCATATAGTAATTCCAGACGTGTCTCCCGGTCAAATAATTGAAGCATGGCAAACAGGTATGGATTGTATGTTAATTCCAGTTAGCGTACTAAAGCGAATGAAGGAAGCAGAACCTGATTTACCTTTTTGTGTTGTAGCTAATGGAATTGAGAATTTACCCTTTATTGGAGAAGATAATTTCTTTGTGCATAGGCTAAGAAAGCATGGAGTACGTTTACTAGTAAATACCGATGTTCAATGTCTGCATATGGATATGGCTACAGGTAAGTATACTGCGCATCCTAGCGTAGACCTTCGCAAGTATTATACCACTGTAAAGCCTACAGAGCCACTAACTTTTGAAGATAAAGCACTATTAGACCATCGTTGGATATCTAGGCTACCTACTCCATTTGCACCTCCTGCAGATAAGAGTGAATGGCTACCGGGACAGGACATTCCTAGTTTAATAGCTCACATACAAAGCCCTACCGGCATAGAAATAGGTACCGCAGAAGGGTTCACTACACAATATTTATTAAATACAGTGCCTGGATTAACTCTATATGGAATAGATCCTTATACAGATTATGTAGATTGGAATGGCAGAAGCATTACTGGCAGCGATATAGGATATGCTCAACTGCTACAAAAAACTGAAGGTAAAAATTACACACATATACGAGCAACATCAGATGATGCAGTAAACTCTTTTGAAGATGAATCTATGGATTTTATTTTTATTGACGGACTGCATACTTATGAGCAAGTGCTCGCTGATTGTAAAAACTACTATCCCAAGCTAAAAAAGAACGGCATATTTATAGGACATGACTATGGCACTATTGAAGCAGTACGCAAAGCAGTAGATGAGTTTGCCGCTACTTTAGGAAAACCCATAGCTCGCGCTAATCAAGACCTTTGGTATTGGGTAAAATAAGGAGAAATAATGAGTATAGAATTAACAGGTATATATACCCCCGCACTCCCAGAAACTAGAGATTTAGCATATCTACGTGTTATACATAATAATACGGAATATGCATGGCAAGCTTACGTACCTCGTGGAGTAGATATTGGAGCTTATATAGCGTCTATAGAAACTAAAGTTAAAGCAGAAATAGACGCACGAGAAGCTGAATGGGTGCAGTTAGATCCTAAACATAGAGAAATAGTGGATCCTTTTAGTGGTGAGCCTTTTTTAGCTCCTATTGATAAGTCAGAAATAGTTAAACCAGAAATACCAGACTATTATGCTAAACGTAGAGACGCATATCCTGCTATAGGAGATCAGCTAGACGCTATTTGGAAAGGTACTGACTCCCCTGAGTTTACTAATCTTTTAGAACGTATAGCTGCGGTCAAAGCTCAATTTCCAAAATAAAAATTTTTATATTGACATTTGTGCACCAAGTGTTATACTCACTTATAAGGTAAGAAAAGCATGTCAAATACATTTATAACTCCACGCTCTGTAGCTACGCTATCTCAGTCTCGTATTGATTATAACAATACGGTTACAACTCTACTGCAAAATTTTGCTAGTGAGGGGCAGCCTAGTGCTGGCAGTGTTAATCTAGAAGGCGTAACTGGCTTAAAAACAGGTATGCTATGGTACAAATCTGGTAGTAATACTGCTGATGGCCAAGGTAGGTTTATGGTCTACGATGGTAGCTCATTTGTTCGAACTGGGTTGGCAGTATACCGTATGCCTAACGGGGCAACCGCAAACATTGCGATTGGCAATAATAAAATTTCTAGCGGTGAGCTAATTGATATTGGCGATAACCGTCTTTATATGGTTAACTCATCTAATACCGGTTTTGTAGATGTAGGAACTCCCCCTGCAGGATTTTCTCTAACCGACGCAGCTACTCTAGATGGGCTAGATAGTACTCAGTTTTTACGTAGTGACGTAGCGGATACTATTGAAGGGCCTCTCACAGGCAACCCAATGCTACGTCTTACTAATAGTACTAGTAATAGTAAGAGTATTGCTTCACTATGGCTTAGCGGCACTAACGGTGCTTTACTTATAGATAGTGGCGGAAATAAACGTATTAGTTGGAATGATGGTGTTAGCTTTGGTATGCGTGGTGGTGTATACTTTGATGCAGCCGAACGTTATACAACTACAGGAGATGGTGCTGCTCAGCTATTTATGAACCATGAGTCGGTTCATGGAACTATGACTATTAGAATTGCAGATATTGGAACCGCAGAAGCTACTCCTGTATGGCAACAAACTTTAACTCTTTCAAATACTGGATTAACGCTAAACGGTAATACTATATGGAATGCCGGTAACGATGGTACTAATAGTGGGCTAGACGCAGATACACTAGATGGAGTACAGCTAGTAACTATTCAAGCTGCTTATGCATCTAATGATGGCGTTACGCTGGCTAGTGCCCGAGCTAATGACTTAGCTACATTTAACACAGTAAGCGCTAATTTATTTAATACTTTTACAACTTTAACAGCTAATGACGGAGCCACACTTGCTAGTGCTCGCGCTAATGACTTAGCTACTTTTACAACTTTAACAGCTAATATATTCAATACTTTTAGCACGCTAAGTGCTAATGATGGAACTACCCTACTAACTGCTCGTGCTAATGACTTTTCAACTTTTATCACACTATCTGCTAATGATGGTGCTACTCTACTAACTGCTCGTGCTAATGACGGAGTTACTCTAGCTAGCGCACTCGCTAATGATGGAGTTACCATATTAAGTGCTTTTGCAAATGATATAGTAACACTAAATACTGCTCGTGCTAATGATGGAGCAACGCTACTTACTGCTCGTGCTAACGATTTTACTACTTTTACAACTTTAAGCGCTAATGACGGAGTTACTATTAACCTAGCATACGCTAATGACGGAGTTACCCTAGCTAGTGCTCAAGCTAATGATGGAGCTACCTTACTAAGTGCGTATGCTAACGATTACACTACTTGGTTTAATATAACTTCAAATAGTGGCATGAGTTTAGATGCTGCTTATGCTAATGACGGAGTTACTCTAGCTAGTGCACTCGCTAACGATGGAGTTACAATAAATCTAGCAAGAGCTAATGACTTAGCTACTTTAAATAGCGCTCGTGCTAACGATGGTGTAACGCTACTAACTGCTCGAGCTAATGACTTTAGTACTTTTAGCACACTTAGTGCTAATGATGGAGTTACACTACTAAATGCATATGCCAATGATGGTATAGGTGTTTTAACGGCGTATGCTAACGATGGCGCTACTCTTACGAGTGCACTTGCTAATGATGGAGTAACTCTTGCTGCCGCTCGCGCTAATGATGGAGTTACGTTAAACTTAGCATATGCTAACGATGGTGCTACACTACTTACTGCTCGTTCGAATGACTTTAGTACTTGGAGTGGTTTAAATAGTGCTATTAACTTAAAAGCAAATATTGCTAGTCCTACATTTACAGGTAGCGTTGCAGTACCAGAACGTATAGTACATGATGGAGATACTGATACTGCTCTAAGATTTCAAACAGATACTATATCCCTAGAAACTGCCGGTATTGAGCGTATGCGACTAAATAGTACTGGCAATATTGGTATAGGTACTGTTATTCCTACTTCTACTCTTCACGTAGTAGTTGAGGATGCTTTAAATGGCGGCGTAACTGACGCTATGAGAATACAAAAACAAACAAATGCTACGCCTGCGGCAGGCATAGGTGTTTCACTAGAATTTGCTGCAGAAACATCTGCTAGTAATATAGAAGTAGGAGCTATTATTGAAGCTCTTACTACAAGTGTTACTGCTGGTTCTGAGAACTTTGTTCTAGTATTCAAAACAATGAATGGCGGTGCTGCGGCTACTGAAGCTCTTAGATTAGGCTCTGCAGGCCAGATTGGAGTAAATGGTGCTAGTTTCGGTGCGCAAGGATCAGTACTTACTTCTGGCGGTATTGCTGCACCTGCTACTTGGTCAAATGCTGAGTATACTATAGCACCTACTAATAACCATACTTTAACTAATACTACTGCTTTACAAAAAATATTTGGCACTACGCTAACTAATGGGGCACTAACGCTGCCTGTAGGAAGCTATGAATATGACATAGCACTACATATATCAGGTATGAGCGCAAACATAGGAAACGCACAAATTGATTTTAAAGGTGCTGGAACAGCTACTATTTCTGCAGGTAGATCTATGGCTATCGGATTTGATACTAGTACTCCTACGACGCCTGGCAATGCGGAAATAAGTACTTGGACAAGTACAGCTTCTGCTACAAATATATTTACTGCTGGAACAGGCACTGGTTTAATAGCTTTTATTAAAGGGGCATTTAGAGTTACTAGTGCAGGCACTATAATACCTTCTATAGCGCTAGTTAATGGCGCTTCTGCCATTATAGCGCCTAACAGCTATGCTCGCTTCCGTAGAATATATGAATCTGCTACTACTACTAATTTTGGTCCATGGAGTTAACTGATGTTTGTAAAAGCTAAAATAGAAAATGGTGTTATAGTTGAATCTTATTTACTAGATGAAATACCTGAACATTTAGAATCTTGGACTACACTCCCTATAGAGGCAGGCCCTGGTTGGCGCTATGATGGGGTAAATTTATTGCCGCCTACTGAAGAATTTATGTGGGCTAGAGTATACCCAATCAGAGAAAAAATGAAACTTAGTTTTGCACAACTATTAATAGGATTTGCGGAGCAAGGTTGGAAGCATCCGCAATAGCTAACCTGCCTACCGAACAACAGTTCGCTGCCACAATAAAAGCAACTAAGCCTACTGACATATCAAGAGTAGAGCCTTGGCTGCTTTCAGTAGCTAAATTGCAAAACAAAACCGTTGAACAGATGGATGAGTTTTTTAATAAATACGCAACAATATGAGTAAACGATGAGTAACCAAAAGTATTTTAGAGTCCCAATTGATAGGTTAGTGTCTAAGCTGCCAGCTAAATATGGCTTCACTGAATTTAATCCTAGTCAAGAAGCTATGATTGAAGGTCTTAGTGAGCGTCGTTTCTGGGTTCATATAAGTGCTCGTCGTACAGGTAAGTCCAGTGCTGCGGCAGTATTAGCACTAGGAAAATTACTAGAACCAAATCAACAAGTTCTGGTAGTTGCACCAAACTTTAATCTAAGTTCAATTATCTGGGACTATACAACTCAGCTTATTGAAAGTTTTGGTATTGAGACTAAGCGTTTTAACCAAAAAGACCACGTAGTTCAGCTAGTAAATGATAGTACACTGAGACTACTATCAGCAGAGAATAGACAATCACTAGTTGGACGTGCTGCAAATCTACTAATTGTAGACGAAGCCGCACTAATAGCTAACGATGAGTATTTTACTCGTGACTTACGTCCTGCGCTATCTACATTCTCGGACTCTAGAGCACTTTTTATTAGCACTCCTCGCGGTAAGGAAAATTATCTTTATAACTACTATTTACGCGGTCAAGATGCAGAATATCCAGAATGGGGGAGTGGCCTATACCCTTGGCATTCTAACCCTAGATTACAAAAATCAGATATTGAAGAGGCTAGAAAAACACTACCAGAACCTATATTCAGACAGGAATATTATTGCGAGTGGAGCGTATTCGAAGGGCAAATCTATTCCATAGATGAAGAAAAACATCTAGCAGATATAACTAGTGAAGATGCTCATTTTAAAATAGAGCCTGGAGATGAACGCTTTACTTTTATCGCTGGTCTAGATATGGGTTATCGAGATGATACTTCTTTTGTAGTTATAGCTACTGATGATGTAAATTTCTTTATAGTAGATGAGTATAGTGCTAGTGAGCAGGCTACTAGTGTACACGCTGAGCATATAAAGGAACTAATAGACAAGTGGGGCGTAGAACTTATCTATATAGATAGTGCGGCTCAGCAGACTAAGGCAGATTTAGCTTATGAGTACGACATATACTGTGATAACGCTATAAAAAGCGTTACTGATGGAATTGCACATATTCAATCTTTAATAGTTCAAGATAAAATTACAGTAGATATGAATAATGCTATGCACACATATAAAAGTATGGTAGCTTATCGTTGGAATAGTAAGACGGAAAAAGTAAAACCGGTACACGATTGGAGTTCGCACTCGTGTGACGCTGTTAGGTACGCTATTTATTCTTATAGTAAAGCTAGTGCTATTGATATTTATAGTGGGTAAGGCATTACTATTTTTTTATATTTTTATTTTTGACAATACGATTTTTTATATCTATAATGGAGAAAGAAGTGGAAGAAGATAAATCATTTACAAGGTTACCAGTGAAGTGGCTTCGTGATGGAATGAAAAGCAACTATAAAGAGCGAGAACCTTGTTTTATTTGTGGTACCACTGAAAAAATAGAACTTCACCACATATATAGTGTTAGCGAACTTTGGCATACTTGGGTAAAACAGAATAAAATCTTAATAACTTGCGATGACGATGTGCTTCAAAATAGAAAGCAGTTCGAAGAAGATAACGCTGAGTTTTTAAACAATGATAATCTATATTCACTATGTAAGCCTCATCATTTAAAGCTACATCAGTTATATGGTAAAAGTTATTCTAATTATATGGGCGATCGTGTGAGAGCATGGTTGCATAAACAAAAAGAAAAATACGGAGGCAATCAACAATGGCAACAGGACCACTAGGTTGGCTTCGAGAAAAGCTTAACCCCGCACAAGCTAGCATACACACTCGTCAGCCTTATGCAAGTCCAGAAACTAACGTTGACTTTAGAGCTGCCTACGACCAGATAGAAGTAATTCATCGTGCTGTAGAGATGATTGTTAGTGCATGCGTAGAGGTGCCTTTTGATATAGTTGGTGGACCAGAAAAAAAGTTAACAAAACTACTTAATGAAAGGCCAAATCCTTTTGAAGATAGAATAAAGCTTTTTCGCAGAGCCTACTTCGATTTACTAATGGATGGAAATGCGTTTTTTTACTACGATGGCGCCAATTTATATGTGCTACCTGCTAACGACGTACAAATAATAACTGACCCAAAAACTTTTATAAGTGGGTATTTATTCTTAGTTACTAGTAATTACAGTAGTTATAGTGCTACCGCTAGAGATAGTAAGCAACAACAGACTATTCAATTTAGTGCAGATGAAATAATCCATATAAAGATGGATAACGACGAAAGCATATTTAGAGGAAAAAGTCCGATAAAGAGTTTAGGCAAGATTATAAATATTTATAACGCCCTACTCAAGTTTCAGGCTCAGTTCTTTAAAAATAACGCAGTTCCGGGAGTAGTTCTTACTACTGATTCAGTTTTAAACACTAAAGTAAAAGATAGACTACTACAAAGTTGGCGTTCTAGTTATGCTACTATATTTGATGGGGCGCGTAGCCCTGCAATTCTAGATGGCGGACTAAAAATTGATAAGTTTAGTGATATAAACTTCCAAAGTTTAGACTTTGAATCTAGTATAGAGCGTTTAGAACAAGACATGGCAAAAGCTCTAGGAGTACCTTATGTACTAATGAAGAGCGGTAATAATGCCAATATTTCAGCTAACCAAGTATTA